ATCGACTCCTGAATTGTAACTCAAAGAAGCGCACCGTTTGTGCGCCGGTTAGTTGAAACTTGACTTGATGTTTGTAGCCACGAGCGAAAGTTCGTACTGTGTAGTTGTTGTTGCCGTTGAGTGCATACTCATCTTCAGCCGGAGAGTTTATCTGCTTGGTAACATTGTCCGAGTCGGTATAGAGATAGACGGTAGTTGTCGCATTGCCCACAGTCCCAATCCTAATCATATCCAACCGAGACGGCTTGGCAAAACTGAACACCCTGGAAGTGTAACTGGTCACAATCGGATCACCGCCATCATCTGTCTGCGAATCCTTGAATAGCTGAACCACCTGATCTGCACTGCCGATAGTAGCGATACCAAATAACCCCTGGCTATAATTGTTAGATACGCCAGCACTATCTAGCCCAGCCAAGTTAGCCGTAATCCTGCGAATAGCATTAGCCCCCAGGTCATGGCTCGTCCACTGATTCTTAAATTCGTCGTAGCGTAAAATGTCGGCCATCTCCGCTTTAGACCCGCTAGTAAAATACCTGAGTAGATAGATTGCGCCCCGATCAGCTACCAGATCAGAGAACTGGCTACCAGACTCAGACTCCATATCATCTATCAACTTCTCAACCGGTTGACCAATCCAACTTATTTGGGCCGACATATCCATCCGGTAGACACGGCTTTCGTTCTGGCTATAGAAGTAGATATTGTCGTTGAAGGTGTCCACCAACCGCTGACTGTTACAGCCCATCATATTCAATCGTTGGCTCAAATCCAGGTCAGTACCGGGTTGCTGTTTGCCATAAAGACCACTAATGATCCCCTGCCCTTTGACTAACTGAACCGAGGTTTCGCTAAAAGCGGCCAGATACTCTCTGGAAGAGGCGATAGCCGTGATCTTATCCCGTGTCTTAACGATATGCGGAATAGCCGCTGTCTCACCAGGAAAGATGTCGTATAACGGAGCCGCTGTCTCGTCCAGGGCTGAGAATACCAACTCGTCCGTACCGTTGACACAACCCCAAATCCTACCGCCGTAGAGCGTGATGTTAGCCAGCAGATTAGGCGGCTTATCTGCGCCCTCCAATTGACCAGCCAACGGTGCTAAACCGATAGAAGGAACCTTAACATTGTCATTAAAAGAAGAACTGCCCATACTAGCCCTAGCCAACTCACCCACCCGTTTTAGTGGAGCGTTAGCCGCATTAACCTTCTCATAATCACGAGCCTCATCATAAGTAACGACCGACACCTTCTCAGTACGATAGATAATAACTTTCTGTATCTGAGCATCCAAGGCTGAAGCACTAGGGAAAGCCCAACTGTAAGTACCATTAGAACCGGCTGTCTGGATTGAACGGGCTGTCAACGGACTCATAGCCCCGAACAGACCTTCGTAAGCAAAGGCATAAGCATATTCACCTTCACCCAAACCACCTAAACCAGAAGTGAAAGTAGGAGTCATGGCACTCAAGTCCGGCGCATCAATGCCCCACTTGTACAACACGGGTGTACTAGGACTTGTATCTATCCAAAACCGCCCATTAGCAGCCGTGTTAGCCAAAAAGACTCGGTCGCTATTAGCTACTACTACTGAGAATGCGCTACCACAAGCGGTAGCCAAGTCACTGCCAGCCGAGCCGCTATCAGGCAAGCCGGTACTATTAGTCACGGCAGTAAAGGCATCATCGCCAGATCGGTAATAGAGTCCATTAGTAGTCTGAGCCAACAGGAAGCCGTTAGCAAAGAATATCTGCGAGATATCACCCGCACCACTAGCCACAATGCCACCACCTAACGTGTCCACCCCCACAAACCCGTTCCTGGTCACCAGCGCACCGTCAGAACGAATGTCGAAGTTGACCAATTCAGAAGCACCCTGGCCGTGCAGTTCGTTGACCCCTTGCGAGAAATTAGTGACCGAATATAGCTTTTTCATGGCTAGGAGGCAGAAACCGTGTAGGCGAAAGGTGCAGTCACATTATCTTTAGCTGCCCAGGCAGCATCATATTCACCACCAGCGATAGAAAAGGCACCGGCCAAAACATCAGCAGCAGTATAAACCTTTATCATGTCAGGCTGTGCGCCTGGCACACTCTCCCAGACAAGGTTTACTTCCAGGCTTGTCCCATCCTCTGTCAGGGTGAAGGCTGGCATGATATCAGAGGTGCCATCGTCAACGCCAATAGTGGCTTTCGTAATGGCAATGTCATAGCCTGTCCCACCATAAATCACATTACTGACGATCCTGTCACGGTAAGCCTCCAGGTCGTCGTTATAGTTACGGCCATCCACAGCCCCCATATTAGTATGGGTAAAAGTCAAAGTGTATTCGACATCCAGTTTGTCAGATGGAGAAAATCCGGGATTCGCCCAACTGCCACCACCAATAGCACTGAAACTGGTTTGGCTGGCTATTGTCGTGCCGCCACTCGACTGCAACTCCACACTGGCTACAGTTTCAGTGCCACCAGCAGCACTAAACGTCAGCCCATTCTTCTTATAAATCACGCTATTAGTATAATCGTTAGTTTCATTGCCACCAGTAAATGACTGGAACGACCCGGCTGAACTTCCGGTCGCCGTACCGCCAGAACCTGACAGAGTCACCTTTATCTGGGCTGGCACATAGTTGGCATCATAAGTGGTGCCATTACTTATTATCCTGCTACGAAGAGCCGAAGCCAGTCCAGCTTGAACTGCATTGCCTGTCTGGTACTCTTCTGTCTGACCATTGGCCCGACGTATTGTTAGCCTAATTGAACCGCTTATTCCTGTCATTTCAACCTCACTGATCGATATAGAGACTAAAGGGAACCAAAAGACTATCCCCTTGATTAAAACTATCGCCCTGGATGGAAATAGCCAACTCCGTAACTAACTCCTCACTCCCTTGATTATGGCTATAAATATAGAGCCTATTCGGGGTTCCACTAGCCAAGTCAACGCCATCGAAAAAAACGCTGGCATCGGCACGAAGACTGCCTTGCTGGTTAGCGGAGTATGCCAGGTCGAACGAAGTCTCTGACAACTGTTCCGCATCTTGGAACAGTTTGGCCTTATTGGGCTGAACGAACCGATAATTATCGGCCCTCCAATTGCCAGAACTCATGTATTCATACCCCATCATCACGCCTAACACATCTTCCATCCAATCGTCTTCAGCACCGACCAAGGTTATCTGATACCTAACCTGCACATGCTGATAGTAATAAATATCAGGGTTGGGGTATATCTCCCCGGCCGAGTTATTGGCTTGAGCCAAGACCTCTGTCTCCGACATCAAAGAAACCTGATTGATATTAACCTTATGGCTATCAATCAGACTCGGATAAAACCCGCCAGCCACAAACTCGACATAGCTGCCTCCGCTATCAGAGCCGATGCTGCGACTGGAAACGGTTTGAATAAGATTGTAGACGTTAGAGTTGGCTCCATCGATAATCCGAATCCCTATCCGTGTAGGAACCATGCCATCATCGAAGTCCGAGTTGTTGATAACCTTGTCTAAGATTCTAGCCACGACATGATCCCGAATAGTATTAGTCCAAACTGCCACTTCTTTACCGTCCATCAGCAAGCATACCCGACCCTCCATTCTCATCTGTCCACCTTGGGTTCGACCCCGTCATCAAAATACAGGCTGATATAGGTATGGTTAGCCCACCGTATCTGGGAATCTGTCCCGTTATTGAGCAGTGGTGACGGATCAGAAAGCGACAAATCCATCGACTTGGTATACAATGTATGGCTGGTAGCCGTTGGCGTAACCCTTTCAGCCAAACGAACCGCTCCAGAACCGGAATCTGAAACGCCAGAGGACATGGCCTTGCTATAAAGTGTGTGACTGGTGGCTAATGGAACCTCCACTTCTCGCAAGCCGACAGAGTCAGAAGTGCCAGAAACCATCGACTTGCTGTATAGCTCATGGTAATTGGCTGTTGGCGTAGGCTTTTCAGCTAAGCTGACAGCGTCTGAAACGCCAGAGGACATCGCCTTACTGTATAGTCCATGGTCAGTAGCAGCCGGGGCAGCTTGTTGATCTAGGCCGACAGCATCAGTAACCGTTGCGACTGAGGTCTTATTATATAGCGTATGGTCATCAACCCCGGCTCCCGCAGTTCGCCTCAAGACAACACTATCGGACAAGGCAGAAGACAGCGACTTGCTATATAGCTCGTGATTAGAACCAAACCCCGTCCCGTAGTTCAACCGAACCGTATCCGAAACGCCAGCCGACATCGACTTGCTATACAGTTCGTGGTCAGTGGCCGTTGGGGTCACCTTCTCAGCTAGGCTGACAGCGTCAGTTATAGACGATGATTCCGTCTTGGTATACAGGTCATGCGACTCGCTAGATGGCAGTGGCGGGTTCTGTATGACCTCGACGACACTAACAGTCTGGTTGTACGACTGCGTATCCATCACCCCGGTAGACAATGCTTTAGTGGACAAGGTATGACTAGTAGCGGTCGGGGTGACCTTTTCAGCCAGACTGGCAACGTCTGAAACGCCAAGGCTAAGAGCCAGCCTACTAAGCAGATGGCTCTTGCTATGCCTAGCCTCCCTACTGCCCTCAACCTCAACATTCGTCCACTTCATGGGATTAGCCGTAACGTAAACTTCGTCCGTGCATCACGTTGCGTACCGTCCTGGAGCCTCGGACATTCCGGGTACGCAGGAACTTCATCGTCTTCTGCAACTCCATCTCATACAGGGCATAGGCTTGAGCCGACATGTTATTGCGTCCACCCTCGGCTTTCAAATGCACTTCGTATTCGGCATGAAGCAACATCGCTTCCAGAGCGATCTCTGGCAGTTCAAACTGATCGGTAATCTCGGCCATCAGACGGGGATAACGAGCATAATAGACATTCAAGCCTTCCGTTCTCTGGAGTGATAACAGTTCAAACTTAAAGTCCAAATCGCTTTCTACGGTAAAACTAGGGAAATAATAACTAGGCAGACGGTCATCACCTGACTCGGCTGCTTCTCGAAACAGTATCTGGTGAGGCGTAATATGTATCTGGCTGTCGGTCGAATCCCGGCGGTAATCTAACCACAACACCCTGCTGGATTCGGTATCGGTATGGTCAGTATAAGTCTCGATAATCAGGTTTTCAAACTCACGACCCGTTCCGACTTCACCGCCCGAAAAGCGAAGGCCATAGAGTTCAAAAGGCTGTAGACGAGGAAACCGACTAACTGTAGCCGATATGAGATGGCTGGCAGAGGCCGTACTAGGGCCAAACCCACGAACTACGGTCAAGGTGTTCCCGTCCGAATTGACTGCTGATACGGCCATAAACTCATAACCTATCAGCAACAGATCGCCCACCAGTACCCCGCTAGTATCCTCCAATTGGATTGAGGTGGCAACAGCATCGGTAATGGCAACCTTGAGAGTAGATACAGCCTCAACCCTAGAACCACCTTCAGACCTGCCGATATTACGGTCGGCACTGACTACAAAAGCATCCGACTTATTCATACCGATTCGACTAGGAGTTCCCTCCACCGTGCCTGACCTGACGATATTAACCGTACTACTCGCAGACGGTTTAGGGTAAAGATGCAAGACCGGCAGAGTTTTCTCTCCTCGTTCCACCAACACTGAATCGCCACGCTGGGATATATTCCTCTGCCCACCGGTCAAGGTAGTAACCAAGGTTACAGCCCCAGACGAATCGATCACCGGGGCCTCCAAAACAGTCCCCTGCGAGTCATCAGTCAGGTTATAAACAATATCACCAATCTCAATACTGTTATAAGCAGTTTCATTTATGCCCCCAGAGGATTGGTACTGAAGGTAAAGTAACAACCCTTGCTGGTCACTTCCACTACCAAGCGAAAGCGAACCGTGAAAGACATTACCCCTGACTACAAACTGGCCGGTCTGCCCGAAAACATCGAAATAGGTTGGCCGGTCGCCGGTGCGGTCAATATCTTGAAAGCTCTGTAACGGTCGTTGCTCGACCTCGTATCGTGTGTTGCTGTCTTCCCAAAAGACCTCTTGTACCCCGATCAGATCGTCGGGTAAAGCGTACTTGGTCACGCCAGGTTCCAATTGCAATTTCTTATGCGCTGTCAATAAGGCAGTCCCATTCCGATATAAGTCGCTGGCTACCTTACGAGCCGCATCGTTCAGGATCATGTCCCTTTCGGTGGAAGACAGAAAGTTCCCGTCCGGGTCACCTGTTCGCACGTTGAGTCTAGTTCTTAGATCGGATAGTGTTAATGCCATCTTTTTAGGTAAGTGCAAGAGTGGCAGCCGTTACAGCCACCACTCTTACTGAAAAGGTTAGACTTGTGAACCTTGGCCTGGTGCGCCCACTTTAGGTACTGAACCTAAGTGAATCCAGAAGTTCTTGGCCCGGTCATCACAGACCAACTGAGTTTTAATCTTCAGTTGCCCTTCGATAGTCGCTCTATCGGCACGAGTCTTAAAACCGCTGAACTGTTGGTCTAAGGCTGGGTGGATAGCCAGATAGGTGTGCTTGGTGTTAATACCAATCACATCCGGTGCTGGCACAAAAGGATCAGCCATGATAGTAGTACCGAAAGCGTTCCATGACATATTCTGGTTAAACCCAATGTTTGCCATAGTTTCGTCACGCCTGGTTTGGCCTTCCAACAACATCTCTAGCCCGACATAGACTCTGGGATTAACAAAGACGTAATCCACACTGTCCGTACCGCCTTGAGCGCAGTCGTGCAGGGCCAAGCCCAACAACTCTTTGCTCAAGTTGTCTTCAACGTCATCATTCATAGTGCTACTACCGACATTGATTTTTCGAGCTTGCCACTTATTGGTGGTACTGCCAGAAGAGCCTGAATCCCAGGTATCCTTGTAAGTATCCAGCAACCCGGTATCATCAAAAGTACTCAAACCGTTAGCGTCAATACCACCGAAAGCATCACTGTCTAACAGTGTGAAAATACTGTGGATAGCACTGGCAGCATCATGGTCATTGTCATTGCCAATCAACCCACCAGTACCGCTAGTAGCCTGATTGGTTAGTGCTTGAGCCAAAGCATCGCCCATATCATCACCGGCCATCTCAACCTCTTTGCCAAAGATATTAAAGACGGTGTTTCGATCCCGCTCCGGGATACCGCTGATATCATTGATATTCAACAGGTCGTTGATATTCAGACCAGCGTTCTCGACTAGCATCGACTCGGTGATCATCACATTGACCGACAGGTCTTTCCAGCTATACTCGGCTTGAGCAAACTGGGCCGTACCTGTATCACCCGCCGCATTAGAGTTGTCCTGAGTTCTAGTAGCGGTTAAGTCTTGACCGCCATAGTACCACTGACTGGCGTTTCGGTTGTATCGAACATGCGCCCGAATGGGTGAACCAGTCTCACGCTTGGCTGCGTCTTGCAGTACACGTAATAGTGGACTAGTCTTGGATAAAAGGTTTAGATTGAGTCCCTGTTGATTGGGGACTGTCGCCATCTCGATTTGTTGTAAAATTGTGGTTCCTGAACCACCTATTCCTGCCATCGTATTGCCTCACTAGACGACGACAGCAAAAGACCGAAATCATATTACCCTCGTCGTTTTTGTATCTCGTTGAGCAGATCAGGATTAGCGGCAAGTATTCTGCTTTTTTCCGAGAACGACATTTGACCGGATTCCATCTGTTCTACCAAGTCAGCCGTGTCCGTTGTGGGTGCTGGCCTGGTACTGTTACTGGTGGCTGAAGGTGGAGGAGCAGCCGTATCCCGACTGGTTTGGGGTGCTGCCTCTTTCCGTTTGTTGCGGATAGAATTTAACTCCAGAAGGCGGTATCCCTTCTGTATTTCACCATCATCAAAGAATCCTTTGGCTAAACGTGCATCTTCGACACTAACGCCAAACTGCTTCTGAATTTCCGAGACTTTGGCATCCTCTTGTTCCCGTTGTTGGTAGCCGTGGAGACGTTGCTCCATCTCGACAAAACGGGGAGCCATTTCTTGAACGGCTTGATTGATTCGGGCTTGGCCTTCGTCTTCGGAATAGTCGTAATTAGATGGCTGTTGAACTTGTTGCATCTGCTGTTGCAATTGGGCAATCTGTTGATCTTTCAGTTGCACTTGTTGTTCCAGACCTGATCGGGCCTCTCCCAACTCGGTGATCTTCTGACTAGCGTTATTACGTTGCTGGTCAAGCTCACCCCTTAATTGCGATAATTCAGTATCTACAGGATCAACTTCGGGTTCTGGAGTCTCGGCATCAGGTACTTCTTCCGAAGCTGTGTCGAGGTTACTCTCTACTTGCATTTTTGCTCCTATGAGGTTCCAGTCAGACTGGAGTTACCCCTAAATTAGGCACCAGGTGCTACCCCACCGACTTGCGGATTGGACAACATCTCTGGCACTTGGTTAGCCATGTCGCCAGAAGGTGTACTGCTGGCTAATTGGCCTTGCAGAGCCTCTGCCTGGCCTAAAGCCTGGAAGATCTCTGATTTGCGTTCTTCCGATAACTCGATATTGGTGTATCGGATGAATTCTTTGACATCGAATACGCCGGTTTGCACCATAGCAAAGGCGTAATTGATCTTATCGGTCATGTTGAGCGGTGAATCGGCCTTACTATCGATCTCTACGCTGTATAGCAGTTCCCGCATAGCTTCACTGAACAGCAGATTCTCGCCTTCGTCGTAGGTATTAGTTTCTCTGGGGTCGTCGAACTGCTTAAACTGTTGCATCAGGCTGAGTTCCAAGCGAGCCTGTCGTCTGTAACCATCATCCATAGCTTGGATCTTAGGTGACTGACGAGAGAAAGCATTACTAGTCAACAGGCTGGCTAATCGGCCGGAGGCACCTGAATAAGGTTCTTGACCTTGTAGCACTGGACTGATACCAGAAGTGTTCTGTTTGGTAGTGCCTTCCAACTCTTTGAGTACGTTCAACACATCACCTGGCACCGGGCTAGGCGGTATGCGTTGGATCTTATCCAGCCGTTCGACCGGAATAATCAGGCCAGGTTGGTTAGTCAAGTCCTCGTACTGCACCGCACCGTCTTCCACCAACCACTGCGAATTGGACATCAATAGCGAGTTAGCGATGACTGTGTTATAGAGAATGTTAACCCCGTCCTGGACTGACAAAAGTGGCTCGGCCTCAGACCTGCCATGCACAACATGTGGTATAGGGTTGGCTACATAGCAGACAACCGGGAACTCATCGTGCCAATAGACGTTGGATTCATCGTAGACTACCGACTTCTCATTGACCACCACTACGGTACGTGAGCGGTCGCTGTATTGCACTTGACCATCACCTTGATGGAAAGCCTCACTCAGTCCATGGTCAGCGTCATAGTAGCATTCCAGCACTGGGTATCGTCGTCGTTCCATCGGTGTTTCACTACCGGTATCACCAGAACCACCGTCTTGGAAGAGGTTACGCAACCTTCGCATCCAACTACGACCTTCGCCTTTGATGCCAGACTTGGAATAGACGCTATCGGCTTCACCTTGAGCGTATTCGTGTTCATCCAAACCGTAGAGATGTTTGATATCACTAGCATCCATATAGTGGCGCACGATCACGTACTTGGAATCAGCCAAGTCCTGTCGTGTTCCCATTGGATCGACTAACACGTCCTCAAAAGGAATGATGGGCAGTTTGACCTGATTGGTGTGGCCGCAATAATGTATTTTTCGGTAGCCGGTACCATTGATCAGGACATCCATCAGCAGTTTGCTGACCTCTAACCCTTCATTCCGTTTTTGATGAGTGGCTTCCAGGATATCTTCCATGCGATGAGCCAACTCAGAGTCAGTCAAACCGGTCGGTATCTGCATACCGGACTCAGGATCGGTAATCACACCGCTGAGATCAGGAAAGTCTGCTCGCACAAAATACTTAGGCCGAGCTTGAGACAGAATAGGTGACAAGGTGTCGATAACGGGAGCCACGATATTACGTGTCAGCCTGAACTTCCAAGACGGCACTTCGGCATCTGTATAGGCTTCACCCTCATCGATCAGGTACTGATTGCCCATCAGGTAGAGCCAAGCCTTACGGCAGATCTTGACCCGTTCTGAGATAGCATCTTCGGCATCGTGCCGCATCTGCTTAATGCAATCGACCAGTTCGTCCTCGTCCATGATGTCCAGAAAATCTTTGTCGTTATACATAGTCCCACACAGTCTTCTTCTGCCGTGACTCTCGCCACTGTTTGAGTTCAATTACATCTTTACGCCGCTGATGCCAACGATTAGGCCGAGGTGCTGCCAACCCTTCGTGAGCCAAGACAGCACCGATACAGGCGAAAACACCATCATCAAAGAATCCAGTCCGGGTTTGCCCCTGCACACGTTTCTTACGTTTGTTGATAGCTTGAGGCCGACCGTTAACAGTGACAAAAGTAGAAAACTCGCTCAATACATCTTCATTCCACAGTTCCAACTCGCCAGAATTGAAGGCCGTTTGTAGCAGAGCCACGCCCATACGTCGAGAGGTAGAGGTGTTACGCCAACCTAAACGTTCAGAACCACTCAGCCCCACATCCTTCTCTCGCAGTACGTGTTTGCAACCTCGTTCTGTCAACAACCGATTAACCGAGCCACCATCAGCATTGGATTCCACCTACACCCTAGCATCCTCATAATAGAGACTCATTAACTTGATCTGATCCACGAACTCATCGATGTCTACCTGTCGGCCATCCCGACCTTTCAATACACAGACAATCTCCATCGGTAATCGTTTCATCACTACGGCGCAGGAAAAGTCACCAGTATCTAGTCCTTCAGCCACATCAGCACCGATGACATAACCAGAGAAGTAGTCCACTTCCGGTGGCGTGTGCATGGTGATAACCCCGTTCTGTTGCGGTCGAAACTGGACACTGCCATGCAGATCAAACAGAGTGCCTAACATCGGTTCTTCAGGTGATCGGCCACGCAGGTTATCTATGCGAGCCATATCGAAAATACTGAGAGCGGCTGTCTTGAAAGCCGTCTCCCAGGTAGAAGGATACTGTCGATCAAACTCGTCCAGAGAGCCTTGGCATCGGTTACGAATAGAGGCTCTGCGCCAATTGAGTGCTTCCAGTGACAGATTATAAGCCTCTAGTAACACCACTTCGTCACCGTAGGGCGACTCGGTGTTATCGCTCAGGCTCTCCTTGAACAGTTCAGCCTCGTCTTGATTAGGAAAGGGTGTGCAGTATTCATCGTGATCGAACCAGGGAATGAACAGAGCCTCGAAATCGGACTTCTCTTCCACCGCCCGTATCCATTCCTGATAGAAATCGTCACCATGCTGATTAGCCGTGGTTTCCAGAAAGATGGCTGTGTCTTCGTTATCCGGCACCGTTTGGTACAACATGGCCAACGTCTCAGCCAAGGAAGTAAAGAAAGCGGCCTCCGAACAGTGGACGATGTTATAGGTGAATGAAGTAATCTTCTTCTCACCTTCCACTCGGATCTGTGAGTTGAGCGGATCAGAGAACTTGAGCAGCGTACCTTCACGAGTGAAGTCTCTAGCGATCTCGAAAGGCAGGTTATCAGCGAACCGTTTATAGACCGAGAAGATGTTCCTAGCCGAACCGGACTTCTCTTCGGTGATGATCAAAGAATTGGTATTGGCTTCACAGATAGTACGCAGAAAACAGTAAGCACCAATACCAGTGGATGATCCTTGTTGACGGCCTTTCAGTTCCAAGATGCGTACGGCTCGACCTTCGGCACTCATCTTGTAAGCCATCTCGATGATCTTGACCTGCGTTTTATTCAGATCCAACGGCACGATCATCCGATTCTTGTCCTGGATCTTGAGCATGGACAGACAGGCTGTCATCATAGTCTCAGGACTAGCCACCAGTTGATCCGGGTGGCTGTTATAAATCGATCTAGCCGTCCGAGCTAACCACTTCTCCCGTTGCTGGGGTGTTAAATCCTCCAACTTGGTGGAACTGGTTGATGAGGATTGCAATTTCACCTTCCTCTGCGTTGATCAAAGTATTCTGTTGTGTTTCGCTCAAACCCATGACATCCATTACCATCTTGGAGCCACCAGTCACTAACTGCACCGCTACATTCATTTTCTTACGGGCTTCAGCCGCTGTCATGTTGTGGATCTCGGCCTTGTCGATCAGTTCCGAGCCCAGATCCATCATCTTGTAGGCTCTAGCCAGGATGCGTTGTTTATCCCGTTGGATAACGTTGGTGTGTTCTTTCTGATACTTCTTATCCTGGTGGATATCCCAAGCGGCTACCCGATCTGTCCAACTGAACTTAGAGGCCCATTGATCGAACTGACGGGTGTTTCGGCCTCTTTTGGCATCGCCATCCCTGATGATCGGCACCTGCTTAATAGAGCGATCCGTAGGTGGCATCGACCTGTAAATGACGAAAGCAGCGAAAGCCGAATCGCTTTCTTGCGGTAACCGATCCCATTCAGCCATTATCTACCAGCCAAAATTCTGTTTTTTGAGCCAGAACCGTTTCTTGCCATAGGACTCAATCTCTCTAGCCTCTTTCCGAGCCAGATCAGCATCCTGATTAACCATTGGCCGTTGGCGAGTGGGCTGTTCAGCCTTAGCCTTGGCCTTCTTACCGAACAGTCCTCTCATATTATTTCTTGCCTTTCTTCTTGGACTTGATCCATTTGGCAGTCCCTGGTACGGCCTTACCACGTTTCTTGGTCGATGCTTTACCCTGTTTCATTACTCATCTCCTGGCACTAGGGCCAACAGTTCGGATTTGGTGGCACCACTGGAATAGCTGATCTCTTCCTGATCCAGGTAGGCTTTAATCTCAGCCACTGTGTTATCCTCGGTAGGTTTCTCTAGCGGTACTGGGAAAGTTGCCCAATGAGCGGTAGCCACACCTGCGCTATCACCCAGCAGTTCAGCAGCCCTGGCCTCATCACGTAAACTGATCACACCACGCCAGTTACCGACATGACTCTTGGTAGTAACAGGTGGGATCTCCACCTCGTTACCGTCCTCATCGAGTCCAGTCTCACCACTGATGGTCTTTTCATAATAGGTGCCTTTCTTGACCTGAATAGCACCGCTTTCAAGGCACTCGATTGCATCGATTTGTTCTATTTCTTGTATTGTTGTTGCCATAATTTATGATCCTTAGACAAAGTAAGAGAAACTAATATAGATTTGGTTCTGATCGCCTGTACTCCCAGTTGTCAAGTCAGCCACTTGAACCCTAGACATAGCACCATCTGAGGCATCACGATAATTTACCATAAGCCTTTGCAGCCCACTATTTGTATAAACCGAACAAGGCACATCTCCCGCCCAGTTCTTAGCCTCTGCCACTGAGCCAGAACTATACGACCCTGCAAGATAGGGCAACCCGTTAATCCATAAGTCGCCACTAGCAGTACCAACTACAACATTATCTGTCATAATAACTGCGTTGACAGTAACTTGGTCACCCACACGAACATAAGTCGCCCGATCTGACAATGCTGCTTCCATTGTCATTGTGGTAAAACTACCAGTGGCAGAGGCTATAACAGGTGTCCACTCACCTATCTCATAATGATCCAAAGTCGAACCTGTCGTCGTACCCGCAGCACCATCAAACCTAACCGCATCCGTAGAAAGGGTAGCCAGCGTCAAGGAGCCGATCTTATGGTTGACCGCTGTGGCTGTGGATGTTGTGCCGTGAAGCCCGTTCCCTGACGTGTCCATCCACTGGGTGGCATTGATGCCAGATGGCAGATATTCTGCTACGCAGCCTATTTGGACTACCTTACTAGAGTTCGACCATGTAGTTGGTGTTGTACCTGTAGCAGTGAACTCAACACCGTCAGCATTGGAAGCCGCACCGACATTGGTGAAATCGTCGCTAGTAATCCAGTCTTTGAGGCGATAACTCTTACCTATCGTCAGCGTACCAGAGGTTTGCTCATCCTG